GTCACAACACGCGGGCGCAATGGACACGCTACAGCGCAAATGCAGCTTCCTGCGTTCCGACGGCTTGCGCTGGGCCAAGACCTTGGCAGCACTAGGCGGCGCGTCACTGACGGCACACCACTTGGTCGATATGGCTGACGGATACACTCGACTGCAAAACCGTTTGAGCACCGTGGCCGAGCCGATGGAAATGGTCAACCAGCTCACTGACAAGATGTTCAAAATTGCAAACAACGCGCGTGCGCCGGTACAGGAGCTGACCACTACGTTCGTGCGTCTCGACTTGGCGATCAGTCAGTCAGGCGGCACGATGGACGAAGCGGCACGCATGACTGAAACCTTGGCTAAGGCACTGAAGCTGACCGGCGCAACGTCGTCCGAAACCCGCTCCGCCATGATTCAGATGTCGCAGGCGTTCAACAAGGGCAAACTGGACGGTGACGAATTCCGTTCCATGATGGAAAACGCGCCTATCGTTGTGGACAACATCGCCAAGGCGTTGAACGTCACCCGTGGTGAGCTGCTTAAAATGGCTCCCGAGGGTAAGATTACGGCTGACATCATGCGTAAAGGTTTGGCCGGTGCTGCGGCGGTTGTCGATGAGAAGTTTGCCAAGTTGAAGTGGACTATCGGCGACGCGTTCCAAGTCCTCCGCAACAACCTGATGCAGACGTTCGGTGAATTCGATAAAGCTGTGGGCATCACTGCGACAATCGCGTCCGGCATTGCACTGCTGAGCGCGAACCTGAACATCCTCGGTGGGGCACTTATCTTTATTCTGCCACTGATTCTCGCCTTGCTCGCGCCGCGTATTTGGGGTGTGCTCGCGCTGGCCTCTGCCCTGCTGGCTAAAGCCGGTTTGGCTGTGTTGCGGCTCCGTGGCCCTGTCGCTGGGCTGGCTATCGTACTGAGCGGCGTGATCACGCGCTTTAGCATGCTGGCACTGGCTGCCCTTAGCGCCACGGCGCGGTTCAGCGCTTTTCTGGCTGTCAACGCTGCATTAAGCGCCCGCGCGGTCGCAGGTATCGCACTGAACGCTGTATGGGCGGCAAGTTGGCGCGGGCTGGGCGTCGCCGCAGCGACGGCGGGGCGGATGATGATCGCTGCGTTTAGCTTCGGCCCTATCCTACTCGCGCTGACCGCAATTCTCGGGATCGCTGCTGCTTTCGGCGACCAGATGATCGTGAACACGCAAACCGGCGTAACCTTCGGGGACGTCGTGCTCGGTGCGGTGCAGGAGCTTGGCGCGTTCTTTGGTGACACCATCGTCACTATGGCGAACGCGTTCATGGACTTTACCGGACTGGGCGAGGCCGATTTTAAGTCGTTCACTGACGTACTGATGGCAGGTATCACAGCTTTTGCCAAGGGCGTGGCATTTGGGTTCGACTGGATCTTGACCGTCATGATGAACGTCTGGCGTAACGCCAAGGCGGCGGCACAGTGGTTCATCAAAGGCGTGGACGACCTGTTCACCACGATCTTTAACGGCTGGGCCATGCTCATCAATGAAGTGTTTGGTTATTTCACGGGCAAGCCGCTGGTCGTGACAATGAAGTACCGGCTTGAGCCGGAAGAAGGCTTCGGCTTTACGCCGGAGCAGACTGTTGGCCGCGATGCGCTCGATTTGTTTGGTGATCGAGTCAATGAGCGGGCTTTGCAGCGTCGGCAGCAGAAGCAGAAAGAAGCTGCTGCACAGGCTGCGTTGCGCACCGGAACCAGCCCTACCGGCGGTAACGACGAGGAAGAAGAAAAGCTAAAGAAACGGCTTGAGCTTATCGAGGCGTTCAGACGCGAACAACAGAACGCTATCGACTTAGCGTTTGACCTTGAGCCGACACGCGAAATCAATCAGGCCATGATGGGTTTGATTGAGCAACTGCGGTCGCAGAAGCTCGCGCCACTTGGCGATGGCGAGAAGCAGACGCTTCGTAATTTAGTGGCCGAGCGCGTCGAGACAGAACGGCTTGCTTCAGTCACCAAAGAGCTGCATGACGAATACCGCAGCGAGCCAAACTTTGACCGGATGGAAAAAGCACTAGGCGCGTTGTATCGTAGCAATGCAGTCAGTGCTAAGTTTTACGCCAGAAAAACGTACGAGCTGGCCGAGGCGCGTAAAGAGGCTGAGGACGCCTCGTACGGCGTAGTCAAAGCAATGCAGGAAGAAATGGCGCTGCAAGGCGTCTACGGCAAGCAGCTAGTCATCGAGCAGAAGTTGCTTGAAATTCGCAAGCGTGCTGAAGCCATCGGAGAGCTGCCGCTGTTCGAGTCGAACGAAAGTGACCTACGTGTCGAGCTGACTCTGATGCAGCAGCAGATCGACATGGAGGCAGCGCGTAAGGAAGCATACGACGCCACTATCGGACAGGCCGAGGTGTTGGCACAGAAGCAAGCCACCCTTAACTGGTTGTACGAACAAGGTGGTGTGAGCCTGTCCAGCTACCGACAGCAGCTATGGGGCATCAAAGCAGAACAGCTCGGCTTGAATGCAGCTATGTCGGACAGTGTGGGCATTCTAGGCTTCGCACAGCTCGGCTTCGCTAACTTTATGGCACAAATGCCTGCCTACGGTATTGCAATCGCGGACATGATTCAGGGTAGCCTGACTTCGGCTGTTGACGGTATCGCTGCGGCCATCGCTGACGTTGCCACGAACACCCGCGAGCTTAAAGCGCAAATGGAGCAAGACCTTGGCCGCAGCGTTACAACAGCCGAAGTCCTGACTGAAAAATTCCGGCAGCTCGGTCAGACTATTGTGCAGGAAGCTATTTCCGCTGTAGTTAAGCTCGGTATCCAGCTCGCCCTACAATCGGTGTTCAAAAGTTTGATAGCCAAAAAAGACGTGGCAGTGGCGCTGCTGGCGACCAAAGCCACCACGGCGGCCCAAGTAACAGCCATGACCGCAATCGCTACTGCCGCCGCCCCTGCCGCTGCGGCCGTGTCCCTCGCGACAGCAGGCGGTAACAGCGTACCGGCCATGACAGGCATCACCAGCACCTTCGGCTTGACCAAGAGCTTGTCGGCGCTCGCCGCCTTTGCTGACGGTGGTTATGTCGCGGGTAAAGGCACAAGCCGCAGCGACAGTATCCCTGCCCGCCTGTCCAACGGTGAGTTTGTAGTCAACGCCGACGCCACCAAGCGCAACCTTGGTTTGCTCCAAGCGGTCAACAGCGGCAAGTCAATTGCAGCGAAAAACACGCGTGGTGCGGGCGGCATGAAAGTTACCGTAGTCAACAATGCGGGTGGTGTTGCCCACAGTGTCGAGCGCATCAGTGCTGACGAGATCCGCATTACCGCGCGGCAGGAGGCGCAAAAGTTGCTTGCCACGCAGGCAGGTGCTATCGTAGCGCGTGAGATGGACAACCCGAATAGTCAAATGTCCAAGTCACTCACCCGCAACACGACTGCCGTGAGAAAGCGTTCATGATCTATCCCGTGCTCCGCCCCGACTTAAAGCCGAGTCAAAGCTCGTACGGCTTTAACTACAACAGCGGCCTTATCGTCACTGATCTGGCTGGCGGCCCGCCGCGCGTCCGCAGGGGTTACGCTAACAGCTACACCGAGCTGGCTGTGACTTGGCAGTGCACGGCGATCCAGTACGACTATATGCAGGCATTCTACCGCGACGGTATGCGTGAAGGTCTACAGCCTTTTTGGATGTGCCTCATGGCGGAAGCTACCAGCTTGATGCCGCATCTGTGCTACCTAAAACCGGACACGTTCGGGCTGGCGTCTGTGGCGGGCGGCACGTACATGGTGCAGGCCACAATTATGTTCAGACCGTACCGCGCGTCAGACATGTTGGCCTACAGCGAGGCGGTACGCAACGCTATCGAAACCAACGGCGACTGGATTGACGTTAGCCCCGAGATCCGCGCACTACTACCGGCGGCGTGCGGTGACATTGTGCAGTGCATGCCTGCGAGCATCCGGCTTGCTGGCGCGCCTTACGCCGACATTTACTACGCCTCTATTGTGGTGCGCTCCAGTGTGGGCACTGCTGCTGTTGGGCGCACGGCTTCGACGCTGTTCGAGGCGTTGTTGCAGATGATTACCGCCGTTTCAGCGGAGCTGCCGCCAGCCGCATGGATTCTTGCCTCAACCGCGAGTGATGCAACTGACATCAAGATCAACTTTTACCGCCCGACGGGGTGGGACGTCGTACCTATTGAGGTTAGTTTTGCCCTTGGCACGACTGGCGGCGTCGCAGCCGACTTGACGCAAGTGAGCGTACCGGCTAACGACACGTTCCGTAAGGAAATATCGGGCGTCTTCACAGAACAGATCAATCATCTGTTTACCCTCGACGATGGGCGTTTTTGCGGATTAAACCAATGACCGACGCAGTGACTGAATTCTTTCTGACGAGCAACCCGCTGGTCGTGTTAATCGACACGATGGAGCTGACGCATCCATCGTGGGCGGAGCCGGTGCGTTTTACGCGTAACGACTACGCCGGTTTCACGGGCGAGGTTGATGGCGTGGCTGTCTTCTTCCCGTTCGTGCAGTCTACGGTGAAAGCGGCGGGCGTCACGGGTGACCTTGACTACAAGCTAGAAATTCAGCTCGCCCTCGGTTACGAGCTTATTAACCTACTGTCCACGGCTGACCTAACGCAGCCGATTGCCGCCGTATACCGTGGCTACAGATCCGACAGCACCGACGCCCTTTATGAGCTGCCTCTGGTCGTAGACGAGCTTGTGTTTAAACAGGATATTGTGCAGTTCACCGCAGCGGCAACGCCTATGAACGACACGGGCACAGGTGAGACATACGCTTTGAGCCGCTTTGTCGGCCTGAGTCCGCTGCTATGAGTTGGGCAGATCTCTACACGCGGCGTTATAGCGACAACTATAATTGCAGCAGCTTCGCCACCGAGGCATTCAACGCGATTCACGGCACGGGCGTGGCTGACTTTAACACGCTGCTGGCAAACAACCAACTGAGTGACAGCGCTACACCCGAAGGCTGTTTTGTGCTAGTTGACGGCGGTGTGTTGCACGGCGCGCACGTTGGCGTGTACCATTGCGGGAAAGTGCTGCACCTTACGCAGCGTGGTGTTGTGGCTGAGCCGCTACAGACTTTTCTCATGGGGCGACGTACGTGGAAATTTGCAAAACCTACACCTTAGTCTACACGACACACGACGGCGCGGCATCTGAGACTTGGACAGGCGACAGCCTTCAGCAGCTACTGCTGACGCACATTAAGACTTGGGATGCCACCCTCGGGCTATACGCCGACTACGTGGCCGATCACAAGCGCATCCCACTGGGCAACAGCTACGAATTCGACCAACTGGCCCAGCTACCGGCCGGACGCTACGTGGTATTTCGCGGCGCAGGTTTCTTGCCCTTTCTCGTTGTGTTGGCTATCGGGTTTATCGCCCTTGTCGCTGTGGCGTATTTGCTACAGCCTCCCGTGCCCACAATTCCAACAACATCGCGCGACAGTAGCGGACAATCGAACCGGCTGTCGCAGCGGCGTAACGAAGCCCGCCCACTTGAGCGTATACCTGATCTATACGGCCGCACGCTCGTGGTTCCTGACCTTATCGCGCCCGCTTACGTTGTGTTCGAGAAAGGTGTCGAAGTCGAATACGGTGCGTACTGTGTTACACGCGGTGAAGTCATTGTGCACGGCGTGTACGAAGGCGAAGTACCCCTCGACACACTAGACAACTCCACGGCGGCTGTCTACCGTCCGAACACCTATCCGTCGATCAACCAGCAACCCCAACACTTTGTGGGCACGCCTCAATGGCCTACAGCCAACTTTGAGTTTGACGAATTCCTGTATGTGCGCGAGTACACCGCACTGAATGGGCAGACCCTGCCCAAGCCTAAAGCACCCCTCAGCCGCTCGCTCGTGCTGACCTTCGGCGCTGACGGCAGCATCTCGAAGGAATTTGGCGTCCTGCCCTTTGACGAAGACTACGCCGTAGGCGACAAGATCGTGCTGGACAGCTCGACCGATCTGTTCCTAGGGCTGCCGCCGCGTACGCTTACTGGCACGTTCCGCGTCGTTCGAGCCACCAGCAGCATATTCTATGTTGAAATGCAGGTAAGTGACCCAGCATTGTTCGACGGTATAGATGTCGATACGCGACTTGTCTTCCGTGAGATAAAGCTCGCTATTTTTGCCGCAGGTGTGCGAGAGCTTAACGTCGCCGATTTTTTCTACGTCACAGAAAAACCCAACAGCACTACGCTGCGTTTCGGCTACACCAAGTCGGGCACGTTCGCACCTTGGCTGCGGGGCGATGGTGTAACGCTGTCAAGCCGCGACATCGAATTTTTACTTGATCGCGGCTTGAATGCAGCCTACGGGTTCAGCGCCGACACACTGACGCAAACTTTCGACAGCGCCAGCCCCGCGCGTTTTAACCTGAACGGTGAGTACACGATTACCGCTGTCTATCCGAGCGTGATGTTTTTGAGTGACGTTCGACAAGTGAATCCAAATTGGCAGTCACTCACTACATTGACCGAAGCTCAGCGCACCGTCGTCTACCCGATGACGCGCGTCGAACGGCCGTGGTTGGGTGAGATTGAGCTTAACCCTATTAACCGCGAACAGTGGTTCGGTGGCACGTTGTGGGTGAACATTACCGCGTCGCAGGGCTTTTACCAGTCGAACGGTAATGGCGACAAATTCGGTTTGGTGCTCGGCTTGGAGCTGGAAGTCAACTGGCGGTATGCCGACGGTTCCCTTGCTGTGACAACTTACGGCGAAGGTACATTTTACGGCGGGCCAGACAGCTTGCAGGGTCTGGGCCTGTCGTTGTACATCTACACGGTGGATATGAGCTTTATCCCGCCTGCCAACACAAAAGCATTCTTGCGTGTCCGCCGCCGTGCGCTCGTGGAAGAAGCCGGTATTAACTACACAGACGCCCTGCAAGTGCAGCAGATCTACTTCGGACGCAAACCGCTTGAGAGTGAATACGCACGTATGGGCGACGTGACCACGTTGTTCACGCGCGTAGCTGCGAACGTATCCACGACCAGCGTGTCAGAGCGCCGTGTAGTCGTTGACGCCACCCGCGTTTTGCGCGGTGTAGACAGCACAGGCGCGCCTTACGTTACAGCAGATGCCAACTTACCCGCCATCTTGAACGCTATGGTCAACGATCCGCACATCAGTCGCGGGGCGGTTACCGGCTTCAGCGCTGGCTCGCCGGAGGACAGCGAGTATTTCGCTGCGATGGCGCGAATTGGTTTGTTTGGTAAAGAATTCGGCCACGTTTTCGACGATAGCAAAATTTCATTTGAGGAAATGGTCGATGTTGTGGCGAGCGCTTATTTCGGCAAAGCGTACCGACGCGGCAGCCAGATGGTTGTTGAGTACGCGACAGCCAACAATGTGCCCACACTTTTACTGACACACCGCAACACGTTGGCCTCCAATTCGACCCGCACGCTGGCACTGGGTTCCAAGCGCCGGTTTGACGGGGTAGAAGTGACCTTCCGTGACGCGACAGACTTTGACCGACCGAAGACCATTTTTATTCCGGCGGACAAGTCGGCCGTTAATCCGCAAAAGGTCGAGCTGCGCGGTGTGCGAGACGAACAGTGGGCGCAAACACACGCGTGGCGGCTGTACAACAAAATACAGTACCAGCGCAACGGCTTGGACATTACCGTGCTGGAGGAAGGCGCTTTGCTCACTCCCGAGGCGACGGTACTGGTGGCCGACTTCAGCAACGCCGAGTATTTCGACGGCGAGGTTCTGGCGCTTGCAGGCGATCTGCGCACCGTGACGCTTTCCCAGCCGATCCAAGACCTGTTTGAAGTACCTGCCGGAGCCATGACGCTGCAACTCCAGCGACCCGACGGAACAACCTCAAGCCACGGCGTAGAAGCTGTAGTCAGCGACGACACTATTCGCCTCGCCGAACCTATCTCATTCAATGTAAATACTGACGCAATGGAGGCCGTCGTGACGCAGTACATCCTGACGCTGGACACGGGTGTATATTCCGCGAACGTATACCGCGTGGCTGAGAAAGAAGAACGTGACAATCAGTTATGGAGTGTTAAACTGGTGCAGGACGACCAACGGATTTACAAAAATGACCCAGCTAACGCATAGCCAGCCCTCACCCATTTCGAGTGTAGTTAGCCTACACTCCAGCGATTTCATTGTCTTGGGCAGCTTGATTGCACTCGCCCTAGGCGTTCTACTGGGTGCGTTGTACAAACCGCCGAAAGCTACCGCCGGTCACCCCATGCCACTGCACGTACGGGTGCTGTTCTCTATTGCTGGTGGACTGTGGGCATTTATTTACTTGCTAGATGCACATGGTACACTGCTGGTCAAGACACCGATTTGGGTGGCTGGCGCTGCATGGCTTGCACCGGCAGTCGCGCATATTGTACACGCGGCCGGAGTCAGCTTCGCGCGCAAATTGTTCGGAGAGGACGTTTAATATGGAACCTATTCTTTACTTTGCAGCGACGTCGCTCGCTTCTGTTGTCACTGCCCTGCCAAACAAACTGTACGACACCTCGTGCCTCAGTAAGCAGTCAGCTTGGGTGCTCATCGCCGTTGGCGGTATGATGGGCATGGCGCAAGCTGACTACGCTGCGTGGGTGTGTATCGTAGGCGTAGCGCTGCTTTTCGCGCTACACTTTTACACTTACTCAACCGAGTTCACCCCAACTTCTGCCCCGATCAGATTCGACAATAACCGGAACCCGTAACCGGATCGAATTTTCCATAATGTGCTGCATTTCCTTAAAGCCCTCGCGAGTCGCAGGGCTGTCGTCACGAACGCTGAAGTCAAGCTCATCGTGAACAGTTAGGCGCGGCACACCGATCTGGTCAAAAATACCACTCTTGTAGCAGTCCACCATAGACTTTTTCATCACGTCTGCCGCTGAGCCTTGCAAGGTGCGGTTGATGGCCTTGTGCGTGTGGGCACGTTCGATCTGTGAACCGTAGGCCCGAATAGCCGCTGCGTAGTCCATCGGCACTGCGTCAGGATGGTAACCGCGCGGTGACCATTTGTCGAAGTACGACAGCCGCCCCATGATCGTGCGCGCGATACCCTCGCGGTGCACCAACTGTGCGGCCCAGTCCATCGTGGCTTGCACGTATGGCGCGCCTTGGTGATAGGCCGAAAAAATAGAGTCAGACTCTGCCCGTGTAATGCCGAGCTGCCTTGTAAGCAGCGGGATACCCATCCCGTACAGCAGGCCAAAGTTAATGTTCTTGATCGGCTTACGCGGGATCTCAAGCCCTGTTTTAGCCTTAACCAGCGCCTGTGTGAACACATGGTAGTCGGTCATTGGGTTGTTGTTGTACTCGGCGCGCACTTCGTCAGCGCCCATACCGACAGCGAAATGGCAAAGCATCCGGTATTCAATCTGTGAATAGTCTGATGATTGCCAGCAGAAATGGCCGTAGTCGGGGATGAAGCACTTACGAACCAGCTTACCAAGATCGCTGCGTGACGGGATGTTTTGCAGGTTCGGATTAGAGGCGGACAACCGACCGGAGCGTGTACCGCCTTCGTCGGCGCGCAATGGGTTGAAGTCGCAGTGCACCTTGCCATTCACGTTGCCGTTAATCAGGTACGACTCCAAGAACGTGCCACGGATCTTGGACTTTTCGCGAATCGCCAAGATGCTATCGACGACCGGATTGCCCACAAGTCCCTTCAGGTATTCTTTAGTGAACGACGGCGCGCCTGCGTCGGTGAAACCGTACTTGATGCCCTGACTGTCGAACAGGCGGGCTAAGTCACGGCCGCTGTCCACACTACCCGTCCAGCCGTACGCCGCGTCGAGCTTAGCTTGGTCTTGTTCAATTTCGACACCTAACTTGGCATGCAACTCCTCAGCGTAGCCTAGATCAATCGATACACCCTCAAGGCGCATTTTTACCAGCAGCGGCAGCAGCTCGCACTCCATGTCGTACACGTCCTTGAGGCCGCGTTCAATCATGATCGGCCACTGGCGCTGAAGAATAAGCAACGGCAACTCGGCGTCGTCTTCGGCGTAGTGCGCTGCGACTGGAGCTGGAATCTCCCAGATATGCTGCCGCAGCTTTTTCTCGGACGTGTTCGGCCAAGCGGCGCGAATGTAGTCGTACATACCGTCGGAAGCCTTGCCACGCCCAAGGTACTTCGTACCGAGGTAGTCCAAGCCGACGTAGCCGTCGTCACTAAACAGCGCTTCCATCGCCTGAATATCGTGCCACCGGCCACCGAGCCACACACCCTCAGCAGCGAGCGTGCCCGCGTCGTATAGGATGTTTGCCCCGACTTTAGGCATGCTACGCCCGAGCAAGTCGCGCAGGAACGCCAACGTGCTGTTGACGTCCATATTGTACCCGTCGCTGTTCTTGTGGCGCATAGGCAGGTAGCACTTCTCGACGTGCCCGTCGTTGAACATGGCAGCTAACGACACACCCGCGATGAAGCTGCGCCCTTTGCCCCAACCAGCCCCGTGCTCGAAGTCCATCTCGCGCGTCTCGGTATCGACACCAATCGTGTGGGCATTGACGTAGTGATAGGGCAGCGCTGGCGTTTTCCACCCGCGACACGCTGCCGGTATTGGCGGCATTGCGCCTTTGCGTACATGCTTTTTGTGCACTACCGGCACATCATCGAAGAATAGACTCATGGCCGCGTCTCCGTGAACCGGAAGGCGGCGACACACACGGCGTCGCTGCGGAAGTACAGGGCAGGGCCAGTCTCCACGCACTCAAAGCACGACAGGTTGATAGCGGCATGCAGCGCCGAGGCTTTGACCACGACTGTACCTCCCACGGGTAGCGCGACTTCTTCCGTCAGCGTGGCGTTTTCGTGGTGCATCACAATGGCGTCAGACTGGAGCTTGACTTGCTCAGCGGGCATCGCCTTCAGCATGTCTTTGATGGTTTTCGCGTACGGCTGTAAGTCCCACTGGTGTAGTGACAGATCGCCTGCCTTAGCCAGCAGTGCGAGCACGCGTTGTTTTAGCGGCAGATCCATCGGCTCGACACATAGTGCAACCGCGTATGAGCCGTCTTCGTAGTAGAACGTCACACTGTGTGGGCCAGCAGACACGGAAACAATCTTCTCACCCACACTGATGACCTTGGTCAAGTCTTCGACGAAGACCGTAAAGTCAGGCAGTGCAAGCGAAGTCGCCAGTAGCGTAGAGCGATCCGTCCACCACACCAAGCCGCCGGTAGAGCTGACCTTTGCCGACAAGCTGTCAGCGGACGTGCCTTTGCACTGCTTGAGGAACGCCCGCAACTGCGGCGCAAAGTCGAATGTGTACTGCTGACCATACGCCACGTTGTGCGGTACGTCGTTCACCGGCATTGCTGCGACCTTCAGCGTACGCCGCCCCAGTTTTACACTGAGCTGACCGTTAAGCTCGGTAGTGGTGAACACTGAGCCTTCGGACGCTTCGACGTTCTTAAGCAATTGCATGCCGCGCGGTGCTAGACCAAGCTCAATGGTTGTCGGGGTGGCGATTGTTGTTCCGCCGTCCGTGGCGATTGCGAAACCGCCACGAAACGAGATGTGATTTTCAGCCGTTATGGCGGCTTTCAACTTCTTGATTTCTAACATGGTGCACCTCAGAACGGGATATAGTCAAACTGTTCGCAGCCGTACGCAATCACGCGTGCGGGCGGCCGCTTGTTGACGAGGCGGCATTGCTCGGATGCCTCGTCGAAATGATCACAGGGTAGACAACTACGCTGCACGTATGTTGCCGCTAGTGCGTCACGGAGGCGAATGAGCGCCGCTTGACTAGGCACTAACGGGTACAGTTGGTCTGGCGAAGCCATAATTTACCACCTTCGGGTTTTTTGTGCGGGCTGAAATTAAGATCTCGACGCTGAACGGCGTTTTGATCTCAGGGATGCGGCTCATGGCCTCATCGTTGGTTAGCGGAACCGGCGCACGGGCGTGGAGCAGCCACCAGTCTTGCGACGCCTTGCTTGTGCCAGCGCCGTTGAACGTGTGCTGAAGGTAGTAACGCTCGCGGTTTTTCGTCGTGTATACAACCTGCATCACGCGCGCGCCTGTGAATTTGTTCACGGTGTGCTTATAGCCGATGTTGTCCAGCTCGCGCCATTCGTACCGTTTTTCCTCGCGCGCGATAAGCTCCAGCGTACTTGCGTGTTCGGTAATGTTCTTGTGACCTAGGAACAAGTGCCCACAGTGATCACAGACACGCGCCGAGGCATGCAGGTACACGCCGCAGGTTGGCGTCGGACAGATCTTTACCGGCGCTTCAGCGGTTGAGCCTTTACCGCGACCGCGTGGCAGGACTGGATCGTTGATCGGGCCTAGCCGCTTGGTGTTACCAGCGAAGTCGAGCACCAGACAGTCTTCTTTGTCAGGGTGCGGCCGTGTGCCCCGTCCGAGCATCTGCACCCAAAGCGAGGTTGACTTGGTGGCACGCACCACAGCGATCAAGTCGAGTGCCGGATAGTCGAACCCTGTCGTCAGCACGTCGTTGTTCACGATACAGCGCAGCTCACCCGCCTTGAACGCCTTGAGTAGCTCATCGCGGTTCTTGGTGTTGGCCGATACGACAGCAGCGCTGTAGCCGCGCGAATTAAGCTCAGTAGCCAGCAAGTCGGCGTTCTGTAGCCCTGACGCAAACACCAACCACGAACGCCGTTCTTCGCCGCATTCGATAATTTCATCGCAGACCGCGACGATCTTCTCGGGGGTGTTGACCTGTTCGGCCAGACTATCCAGCACGTAATCACCGCCGCGCGACTTGGCATCGGTGACGTCCACTTCCATTTTGGTCGGGCGACTGGTCAGCGGAGCCAAAAAGCCTTCGTCGAGCAAGCGGTTGAAGCCCTCGAAGCTGCACATGTCATACACAATGTCATTGAACAGCGGCAGCACCGGATCGTCTTGCCCGCGCTTGTTGTACGGCTCCGTCAGCATGCCCTGCCCTTGGCGGTAAGGCGTGGCAGTTAGGCCGACCACGACCATGTTCGGATTGATCCCGCGCAACTGCGACAGCACGTCTTTGTACGTCGCTTCTTCGCTTGGTGACACCCTGTGGGCTTCGTCGATCATCACGATGTCGCGCCGCCCCAGCAACGCCACGTTCGACCGCACTGTGCCGATACCGGCGTAAGTACACGGCGTATGCCACTCGCGTTTCTTCAGCCCTGACGACCAGACGCCCAGCGGTGCGCCTTCCCAGTATTCGGACAGCTTCTCGGCGTTCTGTTCGACCAACTCTTTGACGTGCGTCAGCATAAGCACGCGGGTGCTCGGATACGTCGTCATCGCGCGCTTGGCGATCATTGCCAGCACGAGGGACTTGCCTGTACCTGTGGGCAAGGCAGCCAGTGGGTTTTTACCCCGATTTTCCGGCTTGATGATAAAGTCGAACACGGCGTCGCAGGCTTCTTGCTGATACCAGCGCGGTTGATAGATGCTCATCAGTCGTACTGCTCCCATGCTTGGCAGGCTTTTAACTGGTCGTCTTTGGTCGGGATCACGGCGTTCCACTTACCGCAGTACCACTCACTTGCGTCTGTCGGTTTAACATGCCTACAGCTTCGACAGGACACGCGGGGCTGTCCACCAAAGTGGCACACCGCCCCATGATCGCAAAATTTGCACGCGAAGGACGTCGGATTGGTCGAGATGCGGGCGAAGATGCGCGGGGTTTCGCCGCTAATGATGTCCCGTGCGCGCTTGACGTTACGCTGTGCCAGCACGCGATCAACTGCGTACAGCTCAAAATAAAGCGTTTCGTCGTTCTTGTTCAGCGCCATGTACAGCACGTAGTCGATGTCGTGCGCGTAGGCGTACAGCATGCCCTGCATGTAGTGTGCCGGATACGCGGCAGCGACACCCTTTTTGCTCACTTGCCCGAACGGCGAGTTACCGTGTGTTTTGCACTCGACTACAACGCGTACGGGAACCGCCCAGCCGGTGAGACTTGGCGGCAGCACCGCGATGGCGTCGAGACTGCCCCCGAGGTGCGGAACGCCAAGGTCAGCGCGATACTGCGCGCCTGTGGCGGGATCTACGCGGGATACCTCAGCGCCCGCACGAACCAGCATGTCGAGCATCCGGTCTTCTTCGCGCTGGCCTCGGTCAAAAATACGCAGCAGCCGTTGCGAGTGGTTCGGTACAGTCGCCCAGCGAAAGCTGTACCAGATAGACCGATCACACGGCTTGCCGAGAATTGAACAGCCGAGATGCTTGCGTGCGCCGTCGTCATTTGTGAAAGAATTTGACACGGCTTCTTTTATCCTTGCGGATATGTCGCTTAATTTCACGTCGTGCGTTTTTTCTGTACTCAAGCTCATTTTGCCGTTGCTCCTCAATGCGTTTTTGGTTGCGCTTGCGGTTCTTTGCACAGCGCCGCAGGTTCAGTTTCATGTCTGCCACCCGACCCCGCAGATAGTCCCGCGCCATGACCAACTCATTGTAATGCAGCCATGAGATGTGGCACTGGTCAGGCGGTATGTCTAGGTGGGCGGCGAGCTGGTTATACGCGGCGTTTCGCGTGATATACGAGCTGTGCCAAAGCTGTTCCAAGAACGTGTGGGTACGGTGGCGCATCCGGCGCGTGTCCATGTCAGCCATGTAGCCCATAGGCTCAAAGCTGTCGGGGTGCGTCAGGACGGCAGCACCGCAGCGCGGGCACTGGTAGCGGTGTTTAGGGTGTACAACTTCTTGAATCGTGGTAAAAGCGACGTTCAGGATAAGGTCTACAGTCGGATTGCCGCAGTTGGGGCAACTCGTTGGGGGTACGACGCGACCATCGGCGTCTAACTCCATTCGGCGTGGCATACTAACCTCCAATGAAACTGTGGGCATGATTGCCCACAGTTGTTACGCGACTAAGTTATTGTGGAGCAGCCCATGCCGGTTGCGCTGCAACTGGTGCGGCCTGTTGTGGTTGTGCCGGTTGCTGTACCTGTGGCTGTGCCTGCACTGCTGGCTGAGCCTGCGGTTGCACGACAGGCTGAACGGCCGGTTGCGCGTGCGGAGTCATTTGCGGAGCTGTACCGGCCTGTGGTGCGCCAGCCAAACCGAATTGACCCTTGACCAGATCCGAGCCGTCGGAGTAGAACCACTGGGTGACCTTGTTAGACGACTGCTTCTCGCCGGTTTTCAGACCAGCCGCGTTTTTCTTCTCAAACTCTTGCAAGATGACACGGGCACGGAACGGCTTGCCGTAGAGTTGGGAGGCGTCGGTCAACTTTGGCACGCCGGTAGCGTGGCAGTAAGCAGAAAGCTCCTGAGCCGCGATACGTTGGGCGTCTTCGTTTTTGTACCACAGGCTCAAGCTGTGGGTAACAATCACGCCGAAATGGTCGCCGCTCGCCACTTGCAGCTTCAGTTTGAGGCCGGTTTCGTTAGTGTCGGTTTTGGTCGCGTATTCGTGTGCAACGATTTTGAAGTCATAGATGGCTTCTGGCAGCAACGTCGCGCCTGTTGGCAGATTCGTCTGCGTTGCGTCGAAGTTTAGCGGAGGTAGATGTTGGCTCATGGGTTAAGCTCCAGTTGCGGCTAATTTAGCCAGAATTGTGCCGAGATCGGCGGGTTCAAAAAGTTCGAGGGTGTTGGTATTGTCGCGGGCAAAAATACCGTTTGCCGTGCGAGTCTGCAAAAAGCGGCGCTCAACCGGACGACCAGTCGCGGGATCAACGATGTCCCGTTGGTTCTCGTCCTTGGCAGGCCAGCGAGCCAAGTGGAAGACTTCGTTGAAAAAGTGCCCCAGTGCCTCGGTTAAGATCTTACCAGTGGCGGCGGGTGTTACCTCGCCACCGTATTCTTGCTGCCATGCCAGCACTACGACCGGCGTGTTGATGTTACGCAGCTTGCGCAAGAACGTCATCACGTAGTCCTGCACGATGTACTGTGCCTTGCGTCCGTCCTTCTGCTCCTTCACCATCCGCTCAAGTAGCATGCGGCTGATGTCAGTAACCGAGTCAACGCCGACAGCGCCGTAGTTACTAAATACGTTTGGATCGTCGAGAATATCGATCAATTCGAGGAATTCTTCGACAGTGCCGATCTTGAACAGCGGGAGGTTGTGTCCGCGCAGGCTCATCAAGTCTTCGCTGCTGATTACCAAGGTGTTCGGTACAGTCAGCAGTAACGTCGTCTTGCCCGCATCAGGGCGGCCGTAGACCAGTACCTTCGGGCCGACGTTAATCGCCGCGTTGGTGGTAGTCAGCTTAAGCGTCATGAGTTGTCCTTCGGAGCTTCGATTGTGATACTCGGCGTGCCAAGCGTTACGTCGATGTGCTCGTTAAGCGCTTGGAGAGCTTCGCGATCCACGAGACTTTTGGCCTTGCCGTAGCTCAGCTTAGGTTCCCATGTTATCACGCCTGCATCGGCCAGCGTCGGGTGCGCAGCAAGCAGTGCGCCAATTTCTGTCGCGTCGCCCCGCAAGGTACGCTTCTCAGTGGTTGAACACTTCACCTTGAAACCGTGGGCAAGCGGGACAGTCTGCGTGCCACTAATATCGTGAAAAATGCTTGCATGAACTTCGTCGCGTAGCTTACGCTCCGTCTCTTTCGCTGTCTCCAGCGTTTCGCGTGCCGCTGACCATTTGATCAGTAAGTCACGTTGAATGGCGGTTAGTTGCATGTTGTGTCTCCGTGGTTGGTTCGCTCAAGATACGAATTATTTTATGCGCTGTCAACAACTATTTTCGCTTGAGTCAAAAAATTTTATGTGTTAGCCTGCGGCATGATTCAGGAGAAACCACTATGACCGAAAACCGTCCGCCGCTACTTGTCCAAGCTGAGAAGCTGGTACAGCACCGGCCCGTTTCACTCACACTCGAAGACCTCGCCATTAAAGCGGACGTACCGCTACCGTGGCTTGGGCTGCTCAATCGCGGGCGGCTCACCGCGAACACAAGCGTGGGGCATTTGACCCGCATTGTTCAGCATTTTGAAGGATCGCAGGATGACCAACTATGACAATTTACCCCTGTCGCTGCGTGAGCGGCCACAGTGGGTAGTCTGGCGATATGAAACGCGCGACGCGGGTAAGAAGCCGACTAAGGTTCCGTACTGCGGCGTTACCGGCGCACCGGCCAGCGTAACCAATCCCGCCACTTGGGCTTCGTATGCCGAAACCTGTGCGGCTGTATACGCCGAACCGAACCTGTGGTCAGGTATCGGCTTTGTGCTTACAGCCCTCGACCCGTTCGCGGTCATCGACCTAGACGACGTTGACGACGTTGACCTGAAGCTACGCCAAGCCAACCTGATCACCGCATTCGACAGCTACACCGAGATCTCACCGAGCGGCAAAGGTCACCACATCATCGTGCGCGGTGAAGTCGAGAAGGGACGCAACCGTCGTCCGCTCGAAATCTACTCCACAGCGCGGTTCTTTACCTGTACCGGCAACGTCTACCTTGACCGGCCGATTGCGGACAGGCAGGATCTGCTCGTCGAGTTGTGGGAGGAGCTTGCGCCTAAATCGGCCAGCAGCCTCGTTTGCCACGACGGTAATAGCCCACAGACTCAAAGCGATGACGCCGTGTGCTCGGCTGCCTACAGTGCTAGCAACGGCAAGAAATTCTACGCCCTCTACATGGGCAACTGGAACGAATACTACGCGTCCCAGTCTGAAGCCGACTTCGCCCTGATCGATATTCTGGCCTTCTACACGAAAAACGCAGCACAGATCGAACGTATCTTCCTAGCGTCAGCGTTGGGGCAGCGCGATAAGGCCAAGCGCCCAGATTACCTGCCCACAATGATCCAGCGGTCGTTTGACCGGATGCTACCGGAAGTGTCGCTGGACGCGTTACTTGACGGGCTGGCCCAGCGTAGTGCTCCGACCAACATCGATACAGTGGTCGGCGATTTACCCCAAGCTACCTTGCAGCGCCTCGCTGTGCCGGACATCCAGCTCGGCTCCCTGCCGTTTGTGCACGACGCTTACTCGAAACCTGTCGGTATGGTCGGTGACATTGCCCAGTACATTTACGACGCCGCGCCCCGCCCTGTCGCTGAGCTTGCACTAGCTGGTGCGCTCGGTTTTATGGCGGGTATCTGCGGCAAGGCGTTTAACGTGTCCGGTACGGGGTTGAATCAGTACCTTGTTACTATCGCCACCACGGGCATCGGCAAGGAAGCTGTGGGCAACGGGATCAGTGCGTTGGTCAACATGGTCACGGCCACGTCACCTAGCGTCGAGAAGTTTATCGGCCCGTCCGACATGGCGTCAGCGCAGGGCGTGCTTAACTACATGAGCGAGGGAAATACCTGCTTCGTCTCACTGATCGGTGAGTGCGGTATGTGGTTGAGCAACTTGTCCTCGGCCAAGGCCAACGGGGTGCAGGTTGGTTTGCGGCGGTTATTGCTGGATGCCTACGGTAAGTCGGGGCACTCGGGGGTTATTCGGCCGACGGTGTACGCGGACAAGACCAAGAACACCAAGGTCATTAAGTCGCCTGCCCTTACGATCCTAGGCGACTCTACACCCGAGAAGTTTTTCGAGGTGATCACGCCGGATCTGCTGGCCGAAGGTTTGGTCAGCCGTTTCATGTTGATCCACTATCAGGGCAAGCGTCCGCGACTGAACCGCCAGATGGCTGCGGCTGTACCGGAACGCGGACTGATCGAAATGCTCAGTGCCCTGTGCCAGCAGTGCCACGCCATCATCGAGTCGGGCAAGGTGATCGATATTCAGCTAGATCCGGCTGCGGACAATGCGGCTATGGACTACAACGAATACTGCGACGACTTGATCAACGACGCAAGCAGCGACGTGGTGCGGCAGCTATGGTCGCGGGCGTACCTCAAGATGCTGAAGGTTGCAGCGCTTATCGCCATCGGCCGGAACATCTATCAACCTGTTATCAGTACCGACGACGTGAAATGGGCGAGCCAGATGGTCAATTTCGACATCGCCATCATGCTCGAAAAATTCAATACGGGTGAGATGGGTACGCTGGTGCAGGGCGTGCGTGAGGATAATAAACAGTTAGAGCTTGCGCTGAAGGTCACGCAGGAGTTTATCGGTTTGGAGCCGTCGCGCATGGTTTCGTATGGCGTCACAGCGTCGCATGTCGAGAACCGCTGTATCCCGTGGGCATACTATCAACGCCGCTTGTACGGCCTCAAGTTGTTCAGTCGAGACCCGCGTGGTTCTGCGGGTGCAACGCTGGCAGCTATCAAAGGCTTGGCGGATCAAGGCGTTATCGTCGAGCTATCACAGCCAAAAACGATAGAGCTGTTTAACTCTACCGCTAAAACCTACTGCGTAATGTAGCAGGTTACGACTCAAACCCACCGAGCGGGCGGATGTTCTCGTAGAAGCACACCGCCTCAATCGAACCGGCCAGCATGGCAGTTACCAACGTCTGCGGCCCTTGCGGCTGGTACAGCGGCCCACCAGATCCCACACCAATGCTGCTCGAATAGCCGTCCCAGACCAGATCGACGCCGCTGTTTAACGGGCGAAAAGCCACAGTGACCCGCGTTCCAGCAGGGGGCGGCGTGATGTTAACGCTCGTGGCATCCTCACCGTACAGCTTAACTTGGAAAATGTCTTGGAACGGTGCGAGGCCATTGCGGAACACGTCAACTCGCGCGTAAAAATTGCTGTTGTTGTCAGGGTTCGGCTCGTTGCTAACAAGAGCGAAGAACACCTCAGCCGGATTCGTATCGAAGTCTGGGTAGTCAAACTGCACAACAGTATCCGCATTCTGGCGGGCAGAAGGCTGGGTTAAGCCTAATCCGCCCTCTGTCACAGAAAGCGTCTCGGTCGCGATGTCGTACACCAGCGTGCCACTGTAGTCGGTAGCACCTGCGTACAGGTTCTGGTTAGCGAGCGCCACGATGGCGCGTAGAGTAAGGGTGTTCTGGTAGACGGCTGGCATGGTTCAGTCCCCAAGTCGTTGATCGATTGCCCACATGGTCTGCACCATGCGCTGCTTCCAGCCACCGTCCACGCGCACACCTAGGCCGCCCAGTCCCGTGGTGCTGGTCATGTCTGGCTGCGGATCGCGGTAGTAAACAGCGGCCACGCCAGCGGCTAGAAGCTCGCCAGAACAGCGCATGCAGGGGCGGCATGTAACGTAAACGGTTGCGCCCAGTGTGGGCAGGCCACGCGAGCGCATTTTCTCAAGGCAGCGCATCTCGGCGTGGTGGGCGTGGCCGTCATCGACAGCCCCGTGGTTCCACGCGAAGACTGCCGAGTCACCGGCCAAGATCACGCACCCGACTTGCCGCATTTCGCAGCTACTGTAGGTGGCAATCTCGTCTGCCAGCGACATAGCGCCGGTATGGCGCATAAACTCGGTAGGTTGCATCATGCCTCATCTGGCGCGGAGGCAGGCCAGAATTTAATCTCCATCGGCACAGCGCTGCATGAGTTAGGCGTCGCCGCAGTTTTTACGCCGAGCAATACACCAAACGCACCAAAGGCTTCAGGCACAATGCTAGGCTTGATTGCGAAGCTCTGAGCGTAGCCGGTGTAGCTCACCTCGCCCATCATCGTGTCAAAGTCAAACTGGATGAAAACTTCCATCGGCGAAGGAGGAACAGGGATCGCCACGAGGTTTGACGGATTGCCTGCCTCACCTTCGCCTCGGTTCGTTATAATGAGGATGCCAGAACCGCCGATGTGCCGAAAGTCGAGTGTGCCTGTGCTGGCGATGTCCACACGGTGTGAACATGAGTTTGGCATTGCGGCGTATTTGTAGCTGATAGCCAGTGGGGTGGCTGGTTGCAAGCGCTGTTGTTGGGCACTAGCGTAGTCCGAACATACTGACGGATCGTTGCTGATCGTGAAAAAGCCCTGTGGATCTTCCGGCGAAACCACGGCGGCTTCCGTCTCAAGCGCACCGCCTGTCCAAGTACCGCCAGCAAGCGTGACTGTAAGGGTGTTACCCACCACGCGAGACGTCGAGTTTACTGCCGGATCGCAGGTGATCTCACCGCCGTCTGTGCGTTCAAGTCGCAGTATGCTGGTGGCTGGACGATAGCTCGTGAAGAAGCCGAGGTCTACGAAGGACGGCAACACATTTTCAGTCGTAATAAACAGCGCGAAAATTTGTTCGAGCGTAGCGTCTGTAGCGACGCTAACATCGTCAAAAAATACGTTATACGTGCCGTCTAGGCTGGTCAGCTTGAACGACTGCGACGCAGCAGCGGTCATGATGACCCGTGTGGTCAATGTAGGGGCGTAAATGGCGGGCATGATGGCAGCTCCAGTAATGCCCCACTTTACCATAGCGCGTACAGCTAAAAAAGCCCCTGCACTGGAGAGTTACAGGGGCGGCTGTGAAAAGCGCAAGCAGTCCGTGCTTCTATGCTCGGCATCCTTTCGGCCACAGTTGGCGCTAGTCTAAGGGGTAACTAGCGTTTTTAGCAAGGGGTAACTCACACTGTGCCATCGAGCCTACAGTTATCCCGACGCAAAATGTCAAGAAATCGTAGGGTAGCGCCGACATTGCGGTCAGAACCGCACTGGCCTGATCGGGATCAGGGAACCGTTTGTGCAGGTAGGCGCACATTTTCTCGCCGTACAGCGGGTCAGGGTCAAGGTTCTGCCGAATGTAACCGTGCATGACCTCGGCCGTGGTCATCTTCTTGGCTAGGGCTTCAGGGGGTAACTTGCCATAAAGGGCGGCGAGGGCTTCCGGCTGCTTGTACCAGTCAAGCAGTACCTCGATGGGATCGACTAAATCGGTCATAACAATAAGTCCTCCACTTCAGGCGGTAGCGGTGCGTTCCAACCCAGTACGGTAGCTGCGTACATGCGGGCTACAGCTTCCATCGCTGTGTAGCCTCCGGCTACGTGACTATGGTGCTCGCGGTTTATCGGTGAAGCCCGCCATTGTCCGGCGTAGCGCTGTAGTAAATCAACGCGGTGCAATAAATAGCGCGTAAACAGCAGCGGGTCTGTGTAGTCGATGACGTGTTTAGCAATGCAGTTGTGCAGCTCGACACGTCCAGCGATTACGGCGATAGCTGGTAAAGGAGCCATCAGGTTGGCATAGATCGGGCGAAGTGCCAGTGCTAAACAGATGTTTAGCTGGATTCCTGATTGCTCTGAAATGCGCTTGCTCATGTTGACTCCTTCGCCGCCCGTGCAGCTATAAATTTGTCGGCGTAACGAAAAGCGTTAGCGACATTGGTATCCATGTCGCTAATACCGCCGCGACCTAAGATACCGTGCAAGAAAGTTACGGCCAATTCGTCACGCGCGGGCAATTGCGTTTTAGTCAACTGTGGTGTAAGCGCCGCCTTCTCGGCCGCCCGCAGTTGCTCCTCCAGCGCGGCTATCTTGGTCTGCTGCCATGCGACCAGCTCAGCTACTTCGTTCATACAAGCTCCTCCAGCCGCCAGCCCTTGATGTTGGTCAAGCGCTCCAAGCCGAGCAAGTAAACCAGACCGACACCGTACACATGACGTGCACCGCGCGGGTGCATAACTTCGTAGCAGGCGTCAGCGGGTTTTTCCGTGCAGAGGGTAACTTGACCATAGAGATCAACCTCGGCAATCCGGTAGCCGTGCCAAACCGCCTCGGCCGAGGCGG